CCTGCAATGTTGCGGACAACTTCTTCAATGTCGTTTTCTTTTGCCACTGCCCAGTACGGAGAGTCATCTTCTTTAAGCAACCACTTGTTGCGACTACATACACCAAACTTGCCATCCTTTAAGAAGTATGTTGCGGAAGTACCGTCCATCTTTTCCGTAATCGTTAAGACAACGCCTTTCTTTTTGATGTCTTCAAACAGAATCGGGAGGTTCTGTATACGTTCTTCATCGGTCTTCTTAATGAAGAAAGGGAAGTCATCTATAGTTTTATGTTTGTTAATCCACCAATTACGGATAAAGGGGATACGCTTAAAAGGTTTCAACCACCAAGGGAATTCCACTTTATGTCCCTGCCCTAACTTCTGATACCACACTTTTTCTCTTGCGGCTTCTGGGTCATACTTCTTAATGCCAAGAATACCAGTAACATCTTCTCCATCGGAAAACTTTTCCCAGTCTGGAATCATTCCATCGAAAGTTTTCATTGGTAATACCAACCCTTGAGAGACTTGTCCACGTAACTTGATGGTCTTAACACGGTACTTGTACTTCTCCATGAAAGCGAACTTCGGCTTCGGAGGTAACACGGAATCAATCTCAATATAGATTACCAAGTCGCCTACCTTGAATCCGTCTGCCTTGTTTACCACACACTCCCATCCGTCAATGACCGCAACCTCTATACGGTCTGCATTGGGAATAGGTCTTAACTCTTTAATCTTTCGTATTGTTGCTAAATGTCGTGCCATTATTTTTTCTCCTCTAATTTTTTCTGATAGTTAATTATCTTTTCGATAACCTTATCTATTGACTTGTCTACCATATCCTCTGTCATTTGAATGTTTGCCGGGGTAACGTGATATGCAACAAACATCTTGTATGCCGTCTCTTTAGATGGAATAAATAACGCCAAAATAAGAGAGATTATGCCGACCACTTTCGCTACCTTGATTTTTGCATCAAAACGTCTTATATCTTCTTTTGCTTCTAAAATCCAATCTGGACGATTACCCATATCCCTATAATGATTAAGTGTCAAATACGCATCTTTTCTGCACACATTATAAATAATATACGTTACAACGCAGACAACTATTATGAAACCAAGTAGGGCTGGCAACAGACATAACATATCAGCAAAGTAAAACAACCATGGACTAATAATTGGTTCGTTCATTATTGAATCCCCCTTGTGGCAATCATATAAAACGTGTAAATAATCATAACCAAAAGAACAGTTGGCATTAACAAGAAAATAAATTCATTTAATTCCTTAAGCCAGTCTTTTATAGTATCTCTATCCATATCTTTCTCCTGCCAAATTGTATTGCATTATCGTAAGACTCCATGAATATATCCAACTTGTCTGTATGTCCTGCACCAAACCTATCTTCTACAATATAGACATGTCCGTTTATCCGTACCCTTGTACCGAAAGGTAAGTGGTCACACGCTACCGTCCTACCCTCTACGGGGTAACCCCCACTTGCGGTAGGGTTTCCCGTAGGGCAATAGGCAGTACAATCCATAAGTTGCCAGACAAGGAATCCTATTAATAAGGCGTTGCGTAACATTCATTCGCTCCACTAACACACCTGTATTCTTCGATTTTTCTTATCTTTTTATGAATCTTATCAATTTTCTTTTGGACTTCTTTAAAGTCTCTTTTGATTGTCATTCTGCGTTCTTCTACATATCCAAATTCTTTTTGAACTTGTTCTTTAAAATCGTTAAGTCTTTTTAATTCAATAAAAAGAGCATCTCTTTTTTTATATATTTTTTTCATTTTCTTTTTATCCATTACGATATCTCCTTGTTACACAAACCCTTTATTCTGTATCCACAACTGTTACAGAAGAATGAATCATCTGGTGCAGGTAGCCACACACCTGCCTGTATCCCAACCTCTACGTTGTCATACACATCCTTGTAGAAGTCTATGGTATCCTGCAACACAGGTTTCTCATCAATTACAAATTCCTTATGGAAGAAGAGATATTTCCCTGTGTCTTGGTCTCTTCTCTTGCTCCACTTCTCTTTGATGAACACAATTTTTTCTGGTAACTTTCCATGTTCTTGTTGGTATGCCCATGCGTATGTTGCCATGTTACATGCGTATGACCTACTGTCAGCAGTGCCAGAAAGACCACGACCAAACTTGTAATCTATTACGATACCGTCATCGGTGATGCCATCTGCGAAGCAGAGGATTGGGAGAGAACCCTCTCCCCTATCCACCACAAACTTCTGCTCCGTAAGAGTGATGTTGTACTTTCCGTATACGTTATTGTAGAAGTCTTCACACGCTATCTTCCCTTCCAGTAAGAGATGTTCCATCGTGTCAGTCTTCCAGTTGTTCACGCTCTGTGCCAACTCTGTCCACTGCGTGATAAACTCTTTTGTGAAATTCTTGAGGTCGAGTTTGTCTTTATATAACTTCTCGATTGCCCTGTGCATCGCAGTACCATACGAAGTCATTGCGTAGTGTACAGGATTTTCTATCCCAAGTATCTTGTTCAGATAAACTTGTTTACCACATGTGCGGTAACTCTGAACCGTGCTCGGAGATAAGTGTTCCAAAGTGTTTGCCATTATGTCTCCTTATATTCCTGTCTGATAAAAGTTCGTAGTGTTCCTGTCCAGTTTGTACTGGAAGTCTCGTTGCCCACATGGTCTGCGACCTTTGAGTATCGTGAGGTTCACTGTGTCTGCTAACATCGACTGCTCTGTCAGAGACAAGTCTGGATTCTCTCCCTCTCTCCACATGCCTAACACCCAATCACCCGTACTCTCTATGTCGCCACTGCCCTTGAGTTGATTCAGTTGTGGTTTAACCCACACCCTTCCCTCACGACTTAACTGTGACAGTATTACAGGAACGATGTTCATCTCTTTCGCCAGAGGTTTGAAGGAGCGTATCGTATCAGACAGTACCGAGAACTCAGATACTCCCTTCATGTACTGGAGATAGTCAACGATTATCATGTCTGTCTGTCCGTCAAACTTGAGTGCGTTCGCTACGTTGATGTACTTGCGGATGTCATCTGTACTCAGTGTGTTCTGGTCTACGATTAAGAGTTTCTTGCTCAACGCTCTCTCAACCTTGAGTGCCAACTCATCACCGGATAATAACTTCTGCCTAACATCTTCTTCCGTAGTACGCATGAACATCGCTATCATTCTTGAGATGAGAGTGGCGGCACTCATTTCCATTGAGAAAAATATTACGTTCTTCTTCTCACGGAATGCCGCATGCAATGCCATCTGTATTCCTGCGAACGTCTTGCCTACGGAAGAGTAAGCGGCAACGATGACAACCTCAGTCTTCAAGAACTTGCTTGTTGACTGGTCAAGGTCTGCGAATCCAGAACCGATAGACCCGAGAGTTACCAGTTCTTTAAACTCTGATACTGCCTGTAATGGACTCTTGAAATCACTTGCCAAACTTGTCTGTGTCTTTGAACCCTTTGCTACTTCGATAATATCTTCTTTGTTCTTTCCCCATTTATCCGCCAATCTTTCGGCAATCTCGGTACGGATAAGGGGATTGGTTACTGACTTCAAGTATTCGATAGCAACTTGATATTGTGTCTCAATGTCATCGCATTCGTTGACCGCTTTAAGTGTGCAATATACATCAATGTGTTCAGATGGAAGGTCTGCGATAGACAATCCTGCTACGTGAACATCAGAGAAGTCTTTGTATCCGTCTGGTATCTTTACGATACGGACGTTGAGGTTCGACCCATATGTCGCAAACTTGTCTCGGACTTGTTCTATACTTCTTCTTCCTGCTTCATCATTGTCTGGGGCAAGCATCACTACGAACTGTTTATCATATTCGGATAACTCTTTGCTCAGCATGCGTACATGGGATTGTGTCAAGGTCGCACCTGTGTAACCTGCACATGCTAACCCCTCGTCATCTGCTGATGCTACATCGAAGTATCCTTCGCAAAGATATATCTTCCCTTGCTTACGCATAAGTCTCTTCGCTCTATCAAAGTTATAGAGCAAGTCTCCCTTTGCGTAGTAATCGTTGTTCTTGTCGTTCACGTATTTTGGAACACCATCACGGAAGTTACGCTCTGCGTGTGCTACCATCATCCCATCACTATTACGGATAGGGATTGTGATGCTGCCGTGTTGTGTGTTGAACCCATACCCGAATGCAAGTATCGTATCGTCCGATAATTTCCTCTTGTTACGAAGGTAGTCTGCCGCCATCTTCACGTTCTTCTGATACCCTTGTACCAGTGTTTCTTGTTCCTCGTAATAAGACTTCGCTTGCTGATATTCAGAGTTGTTCTCGTAGTCGATATCGTACATGTCTGCGAGTTGCTCGATAGCGGTGGTGTATGATACATGGTTCAATGCCATGTGCAACTCTACTATCGTTCCACCCTCACATGCTTCGAAGCAGTACCACTTCTTACTGTTGCAGGAGAAGGCATCATCCCTCTTCGCATCGTCATGGATAGGACACTTACACCTGTACTGCTTACCTGCCAACCGCACACGATAACCAAGTTGTGACAGGTAGTCTGGGATATCACTACGTAAGATAATCGAATCCTTAATACGCATCTATAAGTCCCCTTACTTTATTTCACCAAAGATTACAGGAGCAACTTCCTTCGCCTGTTCCAACATCTTGTTCGCCATCTCTCGGATTTCCCACTGTGCTCTGGGACTTGTCCGTAACTCAATGAAGTGGAGGAGTTCTCTGGCATTCATTGTCACTACGATATTAGTGGTGGTTGCATTCGGTAAGAGGTAACGTGCGTCCTCTTTCTTTATGCCAGATAAAACAAGAGCGTTATATAAAACCATCGTGTTTTTCATGTGGTCTTCAAATGCCTTCTTTAATCCCCCACTCTTTTCAATCTCTGGAGGTATTACGTAACCGAACTTGTCTCCCTTTACGTACCTCTGAGACTGCTGACTATAAGAAGCAATCCTATGCCGGACAAGTTGATGGGAACATGCACGACTGATACCCTCGATAGAGAAGGTGAAGCAACAATGCTCTAATACAGAACCATGTCCTGCCTTCACAATCCCCTGTAATAACTTCAGTGCGTTGTCATTCTCTGGGTCTTCAAACTGCGGAGAACTCTTTACTGTACTGTCCCAAATATCTTCAAACCCTTTATCTGAATAGCAGACCCTTGCCGCACAATATGCTTTATAATCTGCGTTATTCGGATAATCAATCAGTGTTACTTTCATTCAATCATCCTCCAATACATCGTCTAACATTTTCTCATCGTATTGTTCGTATTGTTCTACTGGACTTGTCTGCTTACGTCTGCATTGTTGGTCATACAGTACCGCCTTGGATACCAGTTTCCATATGGGCAACCCTTCGTGTCCCTCTGTCTTGTCCGTAAGAAAGTTATATAGTACGGATAACATAGATGAATCCTGCTTAAGCAGATAGTTACGACAAGAGAATAACCTGCTTCGGAACGGTATGTCTGATTTCTTTTTGTCACGAAGGAGGTAAAGGCGTGCTAAATAGTACGCCTTTTTC